CAAGTGGCAGTTAAAACAACAGGAGACTTTCTCACGAACCCGCAACTATTGAGCGCCAAGATCGTAAAACAGTATCTTGACCCGTCTGGCAAAGCCAATGATGAAGAACTTGCTTACTTTATTGCAACTTGTAAAGAGCGCAATCTAAACCCGTTTACCAAAGAGGTTTACTTTATCAAGTACGGAACGAACCCAGCACAAGTAGTTGTTTCAAAAGATGCCTTTATGAAGCGAGCTGAACAAAATCCAAACTTTGACGGATTTGAAGCTGGTATCGTGGTGGAAACGCCAGAGGGTGAAATCAAACAAATCACAGGTACGATCCACAGCAAGAATGACGAACTTTTGGGAGGCTGGGCTAAAGTCTATCGCAAAGACCGTAGCTTTCCTATCGAGGTGGACGCAGACTTTAAAGCATATAACACTGGCAAGTCTATGTGGGCTAAAATGCCAGCATTAATGATCCGTAAGGTGGCCCTTGTATCTGCAATGCGTGAAGCGTTTAGCGAAAACGTGGGAGGCCTATACACTGCAGACGAAATGGAACAAGCGCAACCTATTGATGTGACACCTAAAGAAACCCGTGAGGAAGTCATGAAGCGTAAACAAGCGCAGATTGAACAGATGAAACAGGAGCAACCAAAGAAAGAAGTTGAGCCAATCGAAAACACGGGATATCAAGTGGAAGAAATGCCTTTTGTGGCAGAAGAACTGCCAGAAGAAATTGACTTACCGTTTACTTAAAGGGGGACACAGAAAAAATGAAAGAAGCAGAAAAAGCAAACCAGCTCGACAATATCCAGATTAACTTTGAACCTGCCAAAGTCGCATTTAGCGACTTTGGAGCGTTCGAGGCTGGGATTGAACAAGCTATCGCAAAGTATGGAACGTTTGACCTTGAAGTCAACACAATTGAAGAAGTTAAACAAGCCCGCACAGACTTGAACAAATTGAGCAAGAGCCTTGAAGATCGCAGAAAAGAAATCAAGGGTAAAATAAACGAGCCTTACACTGAATTTGAAAAGGCTTATAAAGTACCTTACGGCAAGCTGGAAGATTTGATCGATATCTTGAAACAACAGATAGATGGCTATGAGGACGCTCAGAAGGAATTGCGACAAGATACGGTGCGTAACTGGTTTAAAGAGAAAGCTATTGAAGGCAATCTAAACCCAGAAATCTTTGAGCAATATCTTATCGGATACACCAAAGCTGGGCAATTTAAAAAGGACAGTTTCCGACTCTTGAAGAAGACTGAAACCGAGTTAGAAGACATTGTCCTTGCTGAATTGCAAAAGCAAAATCAGAAAGATCAAGATATTTCAATCATCAGCAGTCAGTGCGCCACTCACAACATCGGTCCAGCTACTTATATCAGAGCGTATGAAAGCGGTCAGACACTCGCAGAGGTGCTTGATAGTATCACTGCAGATGTCGAGAGTGCCAAGCTATTTAAAGAGCGCCAAGAAGCACAGAAGCGAGCAGAAGAAGAACGCAAGGCAGAAATTGAGCGTATGGCTAAGGAACAAGCAGAAGCAAGTATTAAAGCCTACGATGCAGAAACTGGCGAGGTTATCGAAGATGAATCAAAGCCAGAACCAGCAAGCGACAAGTATGTTACTACTATCAAATTCTGGTTTGATTTAGAACAAGCTAAACAATTCAAAGAGTGGCTAGATGCTCATAACATCAAATTTGAAACAGTGGAAGGAATGAAAAAATGTTAAATTCAACGTGCCTTGTCGGGCGCTTAACCAAAGACGCAGAGCTTAGATACACGACAAACAACCAAGCAGTAGCAACTTTCACGCTTGCAGTCAATCGTAATTTCAAAAGCCAAAACGGAGAGCGTGAAGCAGATTTTATAAACTGCGTGATTTGGCGACAGCAAGCAGAAAATTTGGCTAACTGGTGCAAGAAAGGAGCTTTGATTGGGATCACGGGACGTATTCAGACACGAAGTTACGAGAATCAACAAGGACAGCGGGTATATGTGACCGAAGTTGTAGCAGATAGTTTCCAACTTTTGGAATTTAATAAGCAGAACGACCAAGGCCATTTGCAAGGACAAAGCCAGCCAGATTTCTCACGGCAGGCAGAGCCTATGAACATCCTTGATAGCGACCTTCCATTCTGAGGTGTTGAACAATGATTAAATTAACAATACCTATCGAACCAAAAGCCCAAACCCGCCCAAAATTTGGGCGAGGAGGGGCATACGAAGACCCAAAAATGAAAGCGTGGCGAAATTCTGCTACATACCTAATTAAAAGCCTATATAAGGGCGAGAAGATGCAAGGCTATCTTAAAACAGAAGTCACGTTTTATCTGAAAGCACCTCAAATCGTATCAAAGAAACCCACACCAAAAGCTAAAGCGAAAACGTGGGAACGATATGAGCGATTTTTAAACGAGAAAATCTATTGTGCCAAAAAACCAGATCTTGACAATTTGGAAAAAGCAATATATGACAGCATTTCAGATGCCAACTGCGTTTGGTGGGACGATAACCAAGTTGTAGAGCATACAACAAGAAAGGTCTACTCACCAAACCCACGAATTGAAATAAAAATCAAAAAAATTTAGGAGATAACAACAATGAACAAAAAATTAGTTTTAGCAACAGTAGCAACAATCGCAGCAGTCGGAACAGCAACAGGAGTGAAAGCAGATGAAGTACAAGGAACAACTGGAGCAGGAAATAGCGCAAGCGGAATTATGGCTTCAAATAGCGGAAGATCTGGAGAAGAAAAAAATGAAACAGCGTCAACTGTTGAACAACCAACTGCTAAAAATCCAGATGCAGAAGCAGGAAGCGAAAGCAACAATTCAAACCAACAAGGAAAGGCTACACAATTTACAAAAGATGGGACCGATATTCAAGTAACCAATCCAGAAGTAGAAATCGACCAATCAAAAGGCACAGGAAAATACCAAGGCTTTACAGTCGAGTATAAAAACGTGCATTTTCCAGATGATATGGAAATCAAAGAGGGCGATAAAGTCACATTTAACTTGCCAGAAGAAATCAACTTTCAGACTAAGTATGAATTTGACGTGAAAAATCCAGAGGATGCTGTGGTTGGCAAGGCTTCTACTAATCCTGAAGATCGTACTGTGACCACAGTATTCAATGACTATTTTGCAACTCACCCATTGAACAAGCAAATGTCATTGAAGCTGGACGCTCAATGGACTGATAAGGTTGAATCTGGTAAACCGGTAAATGTGAATTTTAACGGTACAGTGGTTACTGCTAACATTGGGAAAGAACAAGTCATCGGTAAAGATGAGTTACTTGCTAAGTGGGGTAGTCAAGATAAAGATGATCCAACAGTTATTAACTGGACAGCTCGTGTGAACTATGCAAAACGTGTATTAAACTACGTAACCATCATTGATGAGATGAGCGAAAACCAAAAACTGGTAGACGACTACTTTGAAATTAAGAGTATTGAAAGTTTAGATCCTTGGATTGATAAAGGATCTGCTATGGATCTTGTGAAATCCATCAGTAAGTCGGATCATGGATTTACAATCACTATGGATCGTTTGGATCACATGATCTATATTAACTATAAGACTAAACTTGTTAATGCAGTTAAGGATAGTAATAATCCAACTAACAAAATTGAGCTTAAAGCTGAGTCCGATGGAGCTACCTCATATAGCTATGTACAGCTTGTGGGAGGTAAAGGTGATGCAAGTGGTGAGAATAAACCAGTTTGGGAAATTCCAAACGACGCTCCGAAATACGAGAAGCCATCAATCGATTTGAAAGATATTCCGCTTATGCCTCCTGCGCCTATCGTGGAAATCCCAGAATGGAAAGGCGGGGTAACGCCTCCAGACGCACCAAGTATTGATAAACCTGAATGGCAAGGAGGAACAGTGCCATTTGACGCTCCGATTTTGGAGAAACCGGAAATCAATATTGAGGATATCCCGATGATGCCACCAGCTCCAGTATTGGAAAAACCAGAATTTATCATCGATATTCCAGATTCAAAACCACAATCTAAACAGGATAAACCAAACACACCTACTACAATCGTTTCTAAGCCGTCTAAAACGACTGTAGAGCCTCAGAAAGAGCAAGTGAATGTTATTTATCAACCGACTGAAACAAACGCTCATACGCTCCCTAATACAGGTTCTGAGAGTACTCTCATTCTTTCGTTCGCTGGTATGTTTATTTTGGGTGGTATCGCACGAATCGCATTAAAGCGTGAAGAGTAATGGCTAAGATCGTAATGGAGTTTTTTAGGCAGTACGACAAGCTCATGGAAGAGCAAGGGTCTGCCAGCGCATTTTGGGATAAGATAGGCAGCGATAAAACGGCCGGATATATCCGCAACGCCAAACGTGTGAAGAAAATGCCACCACCAACTCAACTCAAAAAGTTGGAAGGATATCTTGATAATCAATTTCTACTTGAATGTATGCAGTTCTATAGCGATTATTATCCAGATCGCATGACGACTAAAATGGAAATGGCACTAGATGAATTTATTTTTAAGTATCGACAACGAGGCAGAAAAAGAGAACGTAAGTTATTATCTCAACTGCATCTGGAACGTGCGTGGGCGCTAGGTGCTTAATGTAAGGCTGGCAGATTTTAAACGGTCTGCTGGTCATAACCTCACAAACTAAAATATTATACACTGATACGAAGCGAGTGGGGCGCTTCAAACTGAGCCGTGATAAAACTACTGGTTTTATGCCTTAACACACGGCTGGCCTGTATATCAATCTATAAATAAATAAAGGAGAGTCCTTTCTTAATTTATTATCATACAAGTAAGTCTGATATACGCTTACGACTAACATCCTATATTGGTATGAGGCTTGGAAACCTCAGAGGGTTCGATTCCCTCTATAGGATTAGGACGGGAATAGGACTCCTTATGATACATTCTTTATTTCACTGCTATCGCCCCTGTCCCGATAGCTGGCCAGTTGTAGACTCCTTTAGATGGTGCAACCCCATCTACTGGCCATTGCTCACTATAAAATTAGAAAGGCTCTCTAATCTGTTTTTCTGAAAAAGGGGAGCAGAGCAACTCCCTTATTTTAGTAAAGTAGATAGAGATTATTATGGATATTGATTTAATTAAGCGATCAATTCGACTGGATCGACAGCGACTACAGGATACGAGTAGCGACTTGCTCATACAAAAAAACATTGGTAAAACGGCAGTGATTGGACGATCACGAGCGATAAAAGAAAGGATCAACAAAAACATTATGGCATTAGAAAAGGAATTAGTAACGTTAACCAAGAAATGGTTTATCGACCGTGACCTTGAACACGGTGGACGGTTGGACAAGCAGGCTCTTAAATTAAGCGAGGAATTCGGTGAGCTATGCGCTGGATATCTCAAACAAAATGAGAAGCTGACCAAGGATAGTATCGGTGATTGTGCGGTAGTGATTGTAGGGCTTGCATTACTCATTAAAGAAGATGTACATAGTATCTTTGAGGAATCTGACAACATCAGACGCAAAGATGTGATGGAATGTTTTAAATTGCTAAATGCGAACATTTCAGAATTTCAACTATCGCAAGAATTAGCAAGTAAGGAAATGTGTAAACACAATCTAGTACGTGCGGTGGCTTATCTGAAATCTATTAGTAAGGCCCTCAACTACGACTTTGCGGATTGTTTTGAGGTGGCATATAACGAAATTAAGGATCGTAAAGGTAAATGGATTGATGGTACGTTTGTGAAAGAAGAGGATTTACCACATGAATAAAGATAAAGTTTATTTAAAGGGTTATGTGATAGGGCGTGCTGCAGATACATTAGGTTTTCAAGGACTGCTGGTTCAGCTTGAAAACTTGGATGTGGTAGAAATTGATAAAAACCTTATGCATAGAGATATTAACGAACCGCAGAAAGTCACAGTACCGCAGTTTGTTGCTGACTGGATCAAGTATTGCAAAAATACGGGTGTAACCTTGGTCCGAGCTTTACTAGTTGAAGAAATCGATCTTTACAATTATGCAAACCAAAAAGACTATAAAAAGCTAAAAGAGTTTTTAAAGGTCAAAGA